AGTTACTACAGGTTAATTAAAATGTCTGAAATAAAAGTCAGAGTTGGTTCAAGAAATGCTAATAAAGTTATATCATCTATATCTGGTGGTGGACAAACTTTAGCTGGTTTATCAGATGTTGATATATCTGGTGGGTTAGAGAATGGAATGGTATTAGTTTTTAATAAAGCAACGAGTAAATTTGAAGCAACATTGGAACTAACACCAGGAGCAACACAAAATTTAAACATTAATGGGGGAAGTTTTTAAATGGCCAGCATAATACGAGTAAAAAGATCGACTGGCAATCAAGCACCTTCAACCATAAACTTTGGTGAACTTGCAGTTACGATTGCAAATGGAACTCAAGGAGATTTAGGTGGAAGATTATTTGTTGGAGATAATACAAACCCAGATCCTGACCCGATAGTAATAGGCGGTAAATATTTTACCGATATGATGAGCAATACACCAGGTACAGTTGCTGGTGGTGCAAATGCTAATTCTAGTACATTAGCAAACGGTTTTATACCAATCCTCGAAAGAGAAAATTCAGGTCATCCAGGTGGAAGTGCTTCAGGATTTGGAGAGGTTAGTGCATCTGTGGCAAATATGCCAAGAGTTAATCAATGGAACGTAGATAATATTACAATAGATGGAAATACAATAGCTTCAAATAATGTAGATGGAGATATTCGTTTCGTAACTAATGGTTCAGGTCAGGTTATTATTAATGATGACACTAAATTAACTTTTGGTGCGAGTGAAGATGCAAGTATTGAATATGATGAAGATGGAACAGATAAAGTTCAAGTAACTGGAGCACCTTGGGTATATAATGGAGTTACTCTAGAAATATCAAATCCTGGTGTTGGTGATGGATTAATAGTTGATAATATTGGTATTTCATCTAATGTTATTAGAAGTAGACCTGGTGGTGGAAATACTTTATTCATTGATCCATATCCAGATGGTTTAGATAGTGATGGTATTGTAATTGTTAAAGGTAGTTTGCAAGTAGATGGAACTACAACTACAGTTAATTCCACAAATACATCATTAAATGATCCAATAATGAATATTGGTGATGTAACTAGTAAGAGAACAGTTACATCCACTGTGGGATCTGGTGTATCTGCAATTACATTAGACTCTGTTGTTGGCATTAATACTGGTGATGTTATAAGTGGTAGTAATTCTTTACCAGGTGCTGGAACTACTACAATTAATTCTTATATTACACAACCAGGTGGAACTGGTATTGGAACAATCTTTATTGATGGTCAAACAACTGCTGGTATAACAACTACAACTCAATTAACAATTACTCACGGATTTGATACAAATACAGACCGTGGTATTTCCTTTAACTATAACACTGGAAGTGGAGTAGCAAACAACAAAACTGGATTTTTTGGATTTAATGATAGCACAGGTGAAACTAGTAATGCACCTGAGAGGTCATGGACTTATATTCCCGATGCAACCATTACTGGTAATGTTGTAAGCGGACTTAAGGGTTCTCTAGATATTAAAGATATATATTTCCAAAATGGTGATTATGCTCTTGCTGGTAATGGTATTGTTTATGTTAATAATCAAGGTAGATCAATAGTTTCTGCTGGTACTACTGCTGGTATAACTACTTCTAACTTTATACTAACAACAGATGCCAGTGGCGTACCAAAATGGACAACAACAATTGATGGAGGACAATTCTAAAACTATGAACAGTGAAGTTGATGTGAATATTTTGATTAATCATTATCATAAAAAATTATCAACGTTAATTAATCAAAATATATTATTAGAAGCAAAAATGGAATCTATGGCAAAAGATTACATGAGTTTGAAAGAACAATTTGAAGAATTGCAAAAACCTAAAAGGGGAATTAAGAAATGAGTAAACCAGCCAGCAGACAAGGATTAATCGATTACTGTTTAAGAAGACTAGGATTTCCTGTGCTGGAAGTTAATGTTGATGAAGATCAGATTGATGATTTGATTGATGATGCAATTCAGTATTTTCAAAATCGTCATTTTGATGGTGTAGAAAGAATGTTGTTAAAGCATAAGATAACGAAAGATGAGAGAGAAATACTAAGAACAGGAATCACTACCACAACAGCAAGTTCTACAGTTGGTATAACAACAACTAAATTTGAAGAGTCGCAAAACTTTTTACAATTACCTGATCACATATTAGGTGTGGAAAAAGTTTATAAACTAGATAACAGCACTATATCTAGCGGTTTATTTAATATAAAATATCAAATATTTTTAAATGATCTATATTATTATGGTGCATTAGATCTTTTAAATTACACAATGACAAAAACGTATTTGGAAGATTTAAGTAGAATCATAACACCAGATACACAAATAAGATTTAACAGAAAACAAGGAAGATTATATCTTGATATTGATTTTGCACAATTAAGTGATGATAGTTTTATAATTATTGATGGTTATCGTCTTTTAGACCCAGATGATGTCACTAAAATATATAATGATTTTTGGTTAAAAAAATATGCAACATCATTAATCAAAAAACAATGGGGTATGAATTTAATTAAGTTTCAGGGTGTAATGCTACCTGGCGGTGTTCAGTTGAATGGAAGACAAATATATGAAGATGCAATCAGAGAACTAGAGGAACTAGAAGCAACACTCAAGAGAGAGTACGAATTACCACCTCTTGATTTTATAGGATGATATTATGCCACTTTCTCCGTATTTTTTACAAGGATCTTCAGGCGAACAAAGATTAGTTCAGGATCTTATAAATGAGCAATTAAAAATTTATGGTCAAGACATAGTTTATCTTCCTCGTAAAATTATAAACAAAAAAACTATCATGAAAGAGGTTGTTGCCTCTACTTTTGATGATGCTTATCGTATGGAAGCATATCTTCTAAATTATCAAGGATTCGAGGGTAATGGAGACATATTACAGAAATTTGGAGTCCAAACTACAGATGCAGTAACTTTTGTTATATCAAAGGAAAGATATGAAGATTTTATAAGTCCATTTTTAAGCACAGATTCTTCTATAGAATTAGCATCAAGACCAGAGGAGGGAGATCTCATATATTTTCCACTTGATAATACAATGTTTGAAATTAAATATGTTGAGGGTAAAAAACCATTTTATCAATTGAATAATCTTTATGTTTACACCTTAAGTTGTGAGGTAATGGATTACGCACTTGATGAGGATATTGATACAGGGGTAGAAGAAGTGGATAGAGCAGCTGTTGAGTTTGGATATACTACTAGATTAAGTATGGTAAGTATTGCTGCATCAACAGCAACAGCATCAGTTCAATTATCTAAGGATATAGGAAATACTAATATTGGTAAAGGAGTTGTATTCATAGATTTAATTAATGATGGAACGGGATATACGTTACCACCATTGATTGGCATATCAACAGCACCAAGTCAAGGTACTAATGCAACTGCAGTTGCAATTATGACAAGTAGAGAAGGGCAAGTTGGACAATCAATAGATCGCATTGAACTCACAAATCCTGGTTTTGCTTATACAACTCCACCGATAGTTACAATTAGAAGTCAAAATGCGTTTGGAACTGGTGCTGCAGCAACTGCAATTATAGCAGAAGGAACATTAGCAACACCTACAATAACAAACTCAGGTGAAAGTTATGCTGTTGCTCCAAATATTACTGTGAATCCTGTAGGTTTAGATACAAATATTGGAATAGGATCAATTGCAAAACCAATAGCAATACTTAATACTCTTGGACAAGTTGCATCAATTAGGTATTCATTTTCTGGTATTGGATATACTGCAACTCCAACTTTAACCATAGATCCACCAGCAAGTGCAGGATTAGCAACTGGTAATTATCTGTTTAAAGAACTTGTTGAGGGAGTTTCAACTGGAACAACAGCAATTGTTGCTGATTGGGATGGTGATGATAGGATACTTAAAGTTACTAATGTTGCTGGAGTTGGATTTGCAGTTGGAGAATCAGTGGTTGGTATTGGAACTACACTCTTAGGATCTGATTCTGAATATATTGTAAGAAGTGTTTCTGATCAAGATGAGTTTGACAATTACAATGAAAATATACTCGTAGAGTCCGAAGCAGATGCAATTATAGACTTTTCTGAAGACAATCCATTCGGTGATTTCTAAATAGTTTGGATAAG